AGAAGATGTACAGACAATAATGTACCGAGCTGGACAGGCCAGCGTCATTGAATATATAAGATCCATCATGGAGGAAGAAATCTAATGTGTATTTTTGGAGGGAATAACCCAGCCCCACCACCACCAGCTCCCTTACCACCACCACCACCAGTACCTCCTGCACCTCCAGCTCCATTACCAACACCGGAGCCAGTTGAGCAGGATATAAATCCACAGGTATTACAAGCTAAATCAAAGAAAGCCACTGGCGAAAACGCACAAGGCTCAAGTCAATTGATGATACCTTTGAAACCAAATGTTAATACCGGAGCTAATCAAGGAGCCGGCGGAGGACTCAATAAATAAATGAAGACAACAGCACGTGAAAGATACAATCAATTAAGCAATGATCGAAGACAGTTCTTAGATAAAGCTATTGAGTGTTCAGAACTCACGTTGCCCTACCTTATACAAGACGACACATCGTCGAAACCAAACCACGAATCCTTAAAGGTACCTTGGCAGAGCGTAGGAGCTTCCTGCACTGTGACGTTGGCAGCCAAACTTATGTTGGCTGTCTTACCTCCGCAGACAAGCTTCTTCAAACTCCAAGTAAGAGAAGATAAATTAGGCGCAGAATTTAATAACCCACAAGTAAAAGGAGAACTTGATTTGTCCTTCTCTAAGATTGAGAAGATGATCATGGACTACATTGCTGCATCCAGTGACAGGGTGACTATTCATCAGGCACTTAAACATTTAATTGTTAGTGGCAATGCATTAATCTTTATGGGTAAAGATGGTCTAAAAACATTTCCCCTTTCAAGGTATGTCGTAAACCGAGATGGTAACGGTAACGTTTTAGAGATAGTCACTAAAGAATTAATAAGTAGAAAGGTATTAGAATTTGATATTCCAGAAGAAGTTCCTAACACAGTTGTTGATGAAACACAGAACAGTGATAAGGATGACGTCGAGGTATACACCTATGTCAAATTAGTTGACGGTAGGTGGCAATGGCATCAAGAAGTATTTGGTAAAGTACTACCAAAAAGTAGAAGCACTGCACCTAAAGACGCCAGTCCCTGGCTCGTTTTACGCTTTAATACTGTGGACGGAGAAGACTACGGTCGTGGCAGAGTAGAAGAGTTTCTTGGGGACCTTAAAACACTAGAAGGTTTATCCCAAGCTTTAGTCGAAGGCAGTGCAGCCGCAGCTAAAGTAATCTTTCTCGTCAGTCCATCTTCAACCACGAAGCCATCGGTGATTGCAAAGGCTGGTTCCGGAGCGATCGTGCAAGGAAGAGCAGAGGACGTACAGGTCGTCCAAGTAGGCAAGACAGCAGATTTTGCTACAGCAGAAAGAATGACTCAATCTATAGATAGAAGATTGAAGGAAGCATTCTTAGTTATGAATATAAGGAATGCCGAAAGAGTAACAGCAGAGGAGGTACGCCTTACTCAGCTAGAACTTGAACAACAACTTGGCGGAATCTTCAGCTTGTTAACTGTAGAACTATTAATACCCTACCTAAGTAGAATTATGTTAGTGCTACAGAGAAGTAATCAGATACCTAAGTTACCTAAAGATATAGTCAGACCTACAATCGTAGCTGGTATAAACGCTTTAGGTAGAGGACAAGATAGAGAATCATTAACACAGTTTATTGGAACTATTGCTCAGACTTTAGGACCAGAAGCTTTGATGAAATATGTACAGCCACTAGAAGCAATCAAACGACTAGCAGCTGCACAGGGAATAGACATTCTTAATCTTGTTAAGACAGAGCAACAGATGGCTCAAGAGATGCAACAAGCTCAAGCTGCGGCAACTCAGAAATCATTAACAGATCAAGCCGGACAATTAGCTGGTACTCCAATGATGGACCCAACTAAGAACCCACAACTTGCTGCTGAAATGCAACAACAATTGATGGGTGAACAACAGGCACCACCACCAGAAGAATAAATGGCAGAAGAAAACCAAACATTTACAGTTACAGATGCCCAACCAGAAACAGAAGTTCTGACTCCAGAAGAACAGGACTCTCTTAGAGTTGGTGAAGAATTAGAAGCTGAACACGAAGGCTTACTAGCTGGTAAGTATAAAAATTCCCAAGAATTAGAAAATGCTTATCTCGAACTACAAAAAAAATTAGGAGAAAACGATGCCGTATCACAAGAAAGGGAAGGGAACGAGACCGAAGAAGTAGCAGAAGAACCAGAAGCTAGTCCAGCAATGTCATTAATAGCTGATGCATCCGCTGAGTACTATGCCAATGACAATACTTTGTCTGATGAAACTATAGAAAAGTTTTCATCTATGAGTAGTAAGGATTTGGTTAATGCATATGTTAAGTCAATACAAAATGCTCCAGCTCAACAAGCAGCTGCGGTAGATATGACTGACGCACAAGTTAACCAAGTACAAAACTCTGTCGGTGGAGAAAAACAATATAACCAAATTGTGTCATGGGCTGGACAAAACTTATCTAGAACTCAAACCGAAGCTTTCGATGGCGTAGTCCAGACAGGAAATGTTGAGATGATCAAACTTGCAGTAGCTGGTTTGCAAGCTCAATATGCCGAAGCTAATGGATTTGAAGGTACAACCTTACAAGGTAAGCCAGCTAAAGCAAGTGGAGAAACTTTCCGTAGTCAAGCTGAATTAGTAGCTGCTATAGGAGATCCACGTTATGACACTGACCCTGCATATAGATCCGACGTTATAGCAAAACTCGATAGATCAGGATTAGATTTCTAATGAACTTAGTAGAGAAGTTAAAAGCTAGAAGAGAGAAGTATGAAGAATCTGGAGTTGCAAAAAAAATCGACAGATCTAATACGGAAAAACTTTTAGAAAAATTAAAAATTCTTAAAAAGAAAAAGAAGAAAAAGAAATGAGAAAACCAAACACTTCCCTTGGGAAAAAGACTAAACACTTACGTCCTTGTCCCTCTGGTTTCGTGCGTAAAAACGGGAAATGCGTTCAAGCAGGAGTAGGTCCCGAATATAAACCATGAGTAAAAGAGATCAATACGAAAACCTACTGACAAACATTTATCCTTATGAACCTCCAATACAGGTTCTACCAAAACAAAAACTAATGACACCAGAAGCAGAAAGATTTAATGGCTGGGCAGCAATGCTTGGCTTCGTAGCAGCTCTAGGAGCCTACGCTACAACAGGACAGATAATTCCTGGAGTTTTTTAAATGGCAGCTATCTCAGTAACAAGAGAAGCATCCAGTAACTGGCAGAAGTTTTGCGAATGGGTAACAAGCACCAACAACCGTCTCTATGTGGGATGGTTCGGTGTGCTTATGATCCCTTGCTTACTAACTGCAACAACATGTTTCATACTCGCCTTTATCGCTGCTCCCCCTGTGGACATCGATGGCATACGTGAGCCAGTTTCCGGCTCGTTAATGTACGGGAACAATATTATATCTGGAGCAGTAGTTCCAAGCTCCAACGCAATAGGACTGCACTTTTACCCAATCTGGGAAGCCGGCTCTTTAGATGAGTGGTTATACAACGGCGGACCATATCAACTTATTGTCTTCCACTTCTTAATAGGAGTAGCAGCATACGCTGGTAGACAGTGGGAACTATCTTACCGACTAGGTATGAGACCTTGGATCTTTGTGGCATACACAGCTCCATTGTCAGCAGCTCTAGCGGTTTTTCTTGTATACCCTTTCGGACAAGGGAGTTTCAGTGATGGTATGCCTCTTGGTATTTCTGGTACTTTTAACTTCATGTTCGTATTCCAAGCAGAACACAATATCCTTATGCATCCGTTCCACATGCTCGGTGTTGCTGGGGTATTCGGTGGAGCTTTGTTCGCTGCTATGCACGGAAGTCTTGTTACTTCCTCGATTGTTAAAGAGACAACGGACGAGGTATCACAGAACTATGGCTATAAATTTGGTCAAGACGAAGAGACATATAACATCGTTGCAGCTCATGGCTATTTCGGTAGATTGATTTTTCAGTATGCATCTTTCAATAATTCTCGTGCTCTACATTTCTTTCTTGGTACTTGGCCGGTTGTTGGCATAT